GCTATACGGATTGTTTCTGTTTCTCCGTTTGCGTGTTTTAAAAGTTCAAGTATTTGTTTTATCATTTCCCTTAATTAGTCTGTTGTTGCGTAAACTATTCTGTCATTAGAGAACACCACACTACTGTCAATGGTGTATCTTGTTCTTATAGCTAATTTATATGTTATTTTACTTGTTAAACCAGTTAGTGTTCTTCCGCTTATATCATTGCCTAAAGTTTCTACAAATGTGTCATCTTTGTAAACGTCATATCCAGTAATGTTGTCTGGGTTAGATGCACCCGCTGGTGTCCACGCTAAAGTAACACTTGAACTTGATGTAGCTGTAACATTTAAAGCAGCTAATCTTGGTAAGGTTTCAAATTGGCTGTTTTGTATTAATGTTGTGGCTTGTGATAAACTATATAATTCTAAAGAACTTTTGTTTGTTAGTAAATTAGTTTTTATACTATTAATTCTGTAAATCTTATTACCTACAACAAATCTGTCGTTTAGCTGATATTTTAAAATAATATGTAGTGGCAAATAAGCCTCTAATTTGTTTATCCTTGCTTGTCTGTTAAAAACACTTTGCACATAATTTAAATAGTATTTAGCTAATAGGTTAGTACCTTTAGGCTCAAGAAAAAACTCATCCCTTTCAATTCCAAAATTTAACGAACTCGAAGCAGCTAAAACACTTCCATCAGATTGTACTAATATTTGACTTGGTCTGTTGTATGCTGTTACAGTTTCATTGCCACCACCATCAGCGTTTGCAAATAAAAAGTTAGGTGTTGCAGTTTGGTTAGCTATGTATAAAAGCAATGGTTTACCGATTGTAGCTTTAAAATCTTTATCAAGCATAGCACCTTGGCAAATTGTAGTTAGTGTTCCGTGTTGCTCGTCTGATAATCTCTCGTAAAGCATTTTCTCAAATACTGGCTCTATCTTGTAGTCTGTGCCATCTGCTTGTAAATTTGGGTCTGGAGAAAAACTTTCCCCAGCAAAATTAGCACCTTGTAGTTCGTCTGATTTTTCTACTAAAAAACTTTTTTTATTTGGAAAATTAAAATCTATATTTTTAAACTGTAATACCTTACTTATAGAATTTTTTGTTGTATCTACATATTTGGTTATGTCATACTCTAAACCTTCTTCATAGTATTCATTTAAGGGTAGTACTCTTATTTCAGTACCTACCTTATAAGCTACTAAATTAAACATCTTAAAAAGATTTGTTAAAAAATCTATTGTTTTTATTTTAGGCATTTGCCTCCCAATAACAACAGTATTAGCAACCGCAAGTACATCACTTGTGTAAGTACCACTACTTGCACCTTGAAAGCCAGTTATTTGAAAACTGCTTATAGTGAATGTATTAGTTGAGGTAAGTATTATTCTTGCATTAACTGGTGCATAAAATGAGCCAGCTATATCATTAAAAGCGTAAGAAGTGCTGCCAGTGTTTCCAGTTGTATCAAGATAGACAATATTTGGGTATGTAGCATTTTCAACTCTAAGGTCAAACTCATCACTCGCAGAGCTTGTTGTAATTGCAATATTTATAAAAACACGCACTCCACCTAAACCAGTAATAAAATCTGGTGCTGTTGGGGTTAATGGTCTAACCTCATTACCACTTGCAAGAGTTAAACCACTGTCAGAAGGTAAGTGAAAAACATTCTCTAAAATAGTAAGACCGCCACCCTCAGCAGCATTACTCATAAAGCCTTTTTCTCTGTGCATCCACATATAGATACTATTAAAATCTTCGCTATTAAAAAACTCTCCGCTAAATTTTATCTCGTCAAAAGTGTTTTCTATTGCATTTAATATTTTTTTAATTTTTATAGCTGGTTTTAAATCTCTATAATTTAGTTTTTCGTTTGCTGTTGGGGATGATGATATATAGGTATTGTTGTTGTAGCGCATTAATTTAGTGTGCGTAATTAAAGGAAAACAAACATCTTCTAAACCAATAAACTTTGGATATATAACAGCGTGGCTATAAGCAAAATTTAAACTCGCATCATAGTTTAAGCCACTTAACATTGTTTCTCCCATTAAGTCCTTTAGTTCTATTGTATCGCCAAAAAATATTAGCTTGTATGCGTGTGGCTTATTGTCTTTTAAGCTTACACTATTTAGCCTTATTTTGCCTTTCTTATAATCACTACCATTTAACTTTATAAGCGCATCTGCCTTGTATCTTGCATCAAAACTATCTATTATATCGCTGTCTTGATAATGTCTAAATATCTTTGAATTATGCTTAGAAGCTGGTACGTTAAACTGCTGTGAAAAAGGTGTAAATATTTTAGCTACATCTTTTACGTTTTTTATAGTGTCTGTAATGCTTACACTTTCATCTTTAAATAAATCAAGCCTTTGAAAATCACTTTTAATTATATAAGCCTCATTAACAGTAAATATATTATCCGATAAAGCTAATGTAGTTGCGTTTGTAACCGCTGTAACTTTAGCAGAAGTGCCATCGACTTCATTAAAAACAATATAGCCTACCTCAACAGTACCAGTAAAATTAGCGTTAGCATCTACTAAATTATTTGTAGAGGTAGATGTTGCGTTGCCATAGTATCTTATACCATCCCTTATGTATAACTCAAGTATCTGCATTTAGCGTATGTTGTTTATTGTGTCAAAAGCAAACTCTATTTCTATTGTGTAGTTTATTATCTTGTCGTTTAGTTGTGTCTTGTAAGCAAATGAACTACTTGTAACTTGTATTGGTAAGGTCTTGGAGTTTATCTCAATCCAACAATCTTCGCTTAGTTGCATCTCTTTAAAGACCTCGTTGTAAGCTTCTGGGTAATAACCAGTATTTAAGGTTAGTTTCTCTTTACCATTTTTAGTTAGTGTCTTATCTTGGTGGTTGCTTATGCTGTAACTTGCACTACTAATTATATTCTTTTTAAACTTCTCTGTTTTGGTTGTCAGCGTTTCGTTAGTGCGTTTGAAAAACCATATATCTTGCAACACTCCAAACTTGTTTATAAACGTAATCTTGTAAGGCGTAAACTTACACTCGCTTTCACTTGTTACTGTTAGCTTAGTAACGCCAGTAGAACTATCTACTAAGATTGTGTCAAAGTCAAATAGCGTGTATTCGCCCTCAAAGGCTGTAAGGCAGTCGCTACCTTCAAAAGTACCGCCATCTTGTATAACTCTATCCTCAAACTCGTCTGAGCCATTTACACCGCTTGTAACGTATTCTATCTGTGCGTTACTGTTAGTGCTTGTGCTTATTGCTTTAGTAAACACTTGTGTTCCGTTGTTTAAGTATGTTACTTGTGTTGCTAAAGATGTATCGACCGCTATAACTGCTGGTGCGTCATCAAGCTTAACTATCTTCGTATTTGATTGTAAGACCGCTTGGCTGTTGATTGTAGAAGTTGAACTTGGTGTTAAAATTGTGTTTTGCACACCATCCTCAAAAAAACCATAACCAAAAAATCCTTTTAGTGCTATATAACTACTCGTGGTCTGTGCTACACCTTGCACAAATGTTGTTGTTCTATAATCTACCCAAAAAATCTCTGTTGAGTAATCGCCATCAAATACATTGGTAAAGTAATCTCTTACAAGTTCCGCTATTTCAAAAGTACATACGTTATTAACTGCAAACGAATTTAAAAGATAAGTAGCTGTCGATGGTCTGCTATTAGCTGTGCCGCCTACTCCTTGAGTGCCAGTGTAGATATACAATTCAAGTTGTGTGCTTGTTAGGTTTGTTACTGTGCCAGTACTTAAATAGTACGGACTTCTTACGTTTATCTTGCTCATTTGTTAATGTTTACTTGTATTTGTTTCTCTAAGCCTATTGAGTAAGCCTCTACTAACTCGTCTGGTAATCTCTTAAAAGCTGCCTCAAATGGTTTGGTAAAAAACAAACTTGCTTTAGTTCCTTTTTGATATATGCTTCTTGATATAATAAACGCTGTACTTTTATAACTTAAAAACCTACCGCTTTTTTTATCTCTAAATTGTATTCCTTTGCGCTTAACATAGTCTTGCATCGACTTAGTTAAACCCCCTTTTTTACCACTACCAGTACCAAACCTATAAGGACTGTTTGGTGCTTTAGCACTTGATGACTTGCCCTTTACTCCCTTGTCCTTGAACTTACCATAATCAGCCATTTCAAAAGCGACAGACGTTCTACCATTTTTACTTGATGGGTTGGTAAAGCCTAAACTATTGTAAAGGTTTTTAGTGTCGTTAAAACTTCCATAAGGCGAAGCACCTTTGCTTAAGTTAGTTCTTGCTTGTTGCACAACGTACTTAGCAAACTTGTTTAGCTCATCCCTTAAAAACTGTTCTGCTAACATATAGTAATATCATTGTGAATTATTACATCCATAGTAGCAGCGTACCCAGCAAGTCTGTTATCAAACCTTTCGTAAAATGGCTCAAGCGATGGGTCGCCTTCAAGCTGGAATTTGTCGCTATATAAATCGCCTCTCCTAAGCACCATTACCAACTTATTAAGAACTGCTAATTGTGTGTTAAGTACATCTTGCTCGTTGTTGTTGCCTCTAAATATGTCAGTAGTAGCGTCCTTGCTTTCGTCTACAATATCCATAGCCATAACAGTTATGTTAAAAGATATTACTTGCTCTTGTAGTGTAACAGAGTTTACTATAATATGTGCCAAAGGGAATATGCTTTGCTTAGATAAGTCAATATCGAATATATCGCCAGTTGTAACTGTGTTTACATTCACATCGCTTAAAAGCTGTGTTTCTATTGTTTCTGTAATTTGGTAAAACCCTCTTATTCCTTGTTGGCTCATTATATGTTATTTGAATTTGTTTTTAATCTGTGATGCTTCTATTTGGTTTTTCTCTTTTGTGTATTCTAAATATGTTAAGCATTGATGTACGTTTAGTTCAGTGATATTTTTAAATCTTGTAATATCGCCTTGAGCGATGCCATAGAGGGCATTGAACCATCCCCACTTGGATGTGAAATTAGATGCTGTGCTAAAGCCTTCTCGTTCTTGCTGTCCAAAGAGTTCAGCATAACCATCGATAAGTCCTTGCCTAAACTGTAAAAAAAAACAATAGCACCTAATACTACATCTAAAGGAAAGTCCTTAGCGTTCTCGCTTGTGTCTGCATCATAATCCTTTATTGTGTACCTTGCGCCTCGCTTGTGCTCTATTGGTCTGAATAGTACATTAACCGCTCTATGTAAATTGTCATTATCGCCTATGAAAGTGTCTAAGTCCATATACTCGCCAAAGGTCATATCGTCAAGCTCTGGGATGAAGCCATAATCAACACCGCCTAAGCTGAACTTGTTTATTAGCTGGTGGTTAGTGTCAAACATAGTATTTATTATTTCGCATACCTCAGCTATGTCTGTGGCTTTCATATTGCGTACTACTATCTCTGGCACTTTGCAGAATATCTCTACAATCTTTAATTGTATTGCTGTATCGTGTGTGTCCTCAAGCGTTCCATCTAACTTAGCAAACTCTTGGTATTGTCCTAAGGTTATTTCGTTAAGGCTTGTAGGTATTCTTAGATTTAATTTCATATCACTTTACTTATTAATATATAAACAATTTTAAATTATTTTAGTGGACAATATACTTACCTCTATTTGGGTTTTGTAACTGGTAGCCAACAGCGTATCTAATGGCATCTATTAAGTGATTGTACTTGTCTATTGGTGTGTTGCTCTTACGCTCTAACCAGCGATAGTTGTTTAACTCTTTAATAAGGTTTGTACTGTCTGGACTTACAACCAAGTCATAGTCTTGTAGTAAGCTTATTCCGTATGTTACACTACCTTGACCTTTTATGCTTGGCTTTACATTACACCCTTTGGCTTTTATTTCGCTTAGTAGTCTTGGCTCTGCGCTATCTCCTACAATCAAACCACTGTTAGCGTGTTTAAGGTTTAGTTCTGCTATTTGTGATGTGGTTAGTCTTGGCAAGTAAAAGCATTCCTTTAAATATATTGTTTTGGTGCTGGTGTTTATGTTTACCTCAACTAATGTACTTGGGTCTGCTGCAAAACCATAATCTTGACCCCACACACTTACGCTTGTTCTTCTAAACTCCCCTATACTCCAGTTGCTAAATATAACCCCCTCAGCTTTAGACATCCAAGCACCCAGCATCTGTTGTTTGTATTTCTCTGGTCTGCGCTTACGCATTTGGTCTATTTGGTCTATGTAGCTTTTAGATAGGTTATCTATGTTGTCTATGTAAGTGGTGTGTATGTAGGTTGTGTTTTCTTTCTGTGTATTGCTTCCTTCTTGTACCCCTCGTTCTTCAAAGAAACGTCTGTATATAAAGTGTTCTTTGGTTGTGGGGTTTAATATAAGTATTACTCTATTGGCTTTACCTTGCTGCCTTACACTTAGGTCTATGGTATCAAACTTCTGCTCGTCTGTTAGTTCCTCAGCTTCATCTACTACCCAAGTTGTAATGCCTTGCAGAGATTTAAGGTTAGCTGTCTGGTCGCCACTTGAAGTCTTGATACCTCTAAAGATTATCTTGCTGCCAGTCTTTTTGTTTATTATCTCGTCCTTAGTAATGTGGAAATGTTCTATCGAGCCGAACTGCTCTAACTTGTCTAAGAACTCTGGTATGATTGAGATGTATGCTGATGTTAAAGTGTATCGTGTGAATAATATAACGTGCCCAGCTTCATAGGTAAGCATAACTAAAAGGGCGTTTACTGAAAATGACTTTCCAGACCCACGCCCACCACTCACAATAAAGTACCTACTATCGTTTTCAATAATAGGCATATATTTTTTCTTTACCTCAATCAACGAACTTAATTAAATCTCTAAAATTGATGTTTAAGCCTTCCGAACTATTGATGTCCATACTTTCCTTTGGCTTTCCGTAACGATAGCTTAAATAGGTCTGTAAGGCTCTCATATCGCCTTTGGCTACTAACTTACCTAATGTTTCTATTGCTTCGTCTTTGTCTATTATATTGTCTAAGCGTTCTATTAGCTTTTGCTCTTGCTTTTTAGTTTTTCTTCCAGCACCTTCTCTTGCACCGCCATTGTTTTTTCT